ACCAGATACAAGCATTTTTTATTCAATGATATTTGTAAGTATGGAGTGTAGTACCTTTTTTTTAGTTATGAGAAATTGGTTAGATGATAGTGCAAATTGGATTAAAATCACAAATAATATTTTGTTTATATTATGTTTTTATCAGTCAAGAATATATTATTATTCAAGATATTTAATATTTGATAAAGAATTATCAACAATACTAGTTCCATATACAAATAATGTTATAAATTTTATGTGGTATTATGTTTGTATATACGGGTTATATGGGTTGAACTTGTATTGGTTATTAATAATGATAAAAATTGGATTCAAACAAATAAAAAATATGCAAATATTCAGTGCAATTAATTGTGAGACTATTTTAGAATATAGTTATTGTAGTTCATTGTTGTATTCTTTTTATGCATATTCTGCTTGTAAACAGATAAGTTTGAGTAATATTTTTATCTTGGATATAATTGGACAAACCATATTAGTTTATAGTTCAAAGAATTATCATAAAGAATTAAAGAATAGGTTAATTGAAGAGACTCCGAATACAAATATAGATGTGTTAAAAGACCAAGAGATAATGTGGAATTATTTGAATGATATATGGAGTATACATATTCGCACATTTTTGTGTTTATTGACAAATCTGAATATATTTGATGTGAATGAAAATATGACGAATAAATGTGTTTTGGCGCTGTTTAGTTTTTATATACATATGATTACATATTATGATTATTTAAGATTTATTGTAAATTTGAAAATAGAAGGTAAAAAATTTGGACTAGAAGAGCCATTAAGTTATAAATCATATATGATAAATTTTTTGATAGGTACACCTATTCTTTTAGATAATATAATAATTATTTGCAACACGAATTATTATAATATTAGAGTTGGATTAGTAGTAATATTTATGATTTTAGTTTTAGTTTCTTATGTAAGACCAGCATATCAAGCAAATCATTTATTAATTCATATAGTTTTATTATTTCAGACGATTTATTTAACAAACTCAAATATTTTTGCAATAATGAATTCTTAGACCTAATACCTAATACCTAATGCCTTATACGGTTGGAATGAATTCCCAATCAAGTTCTTCACATATTTTTTTCCATATAGCATCTTGTTCAATTAATTTTTCTCGGTCTTTTAACATTGGAATTTCGGACAAGTATTGCTTCTCTCCAAGGAGTTCAAAAAGTTGATATAAAACATAATAATAATGTAAAAAATTAACACGATAATCAGGACAATGTTTAGAATAAGGATATTGTATTTCCATAAAGAAATTACATAATGTTTCTTCCAAATCTTGACTTATAATAGGAGGTTTAATACCAAGTTTATCCTTGATAAAATTAATATGTTCATAATATTTATTGTATCCTAATTTTTTGAGTAATGCTTTGGTTTCATAATAACTAATTTTATTAAAATCAATGCGTTCTTTTTTGATTTGCTGTCTTAAATTTTCAATAACTTCTGGAGGAATTTGTGTAGTTTCTTTGCCCTGGAATTGTGCTAATATTTCCTTGAAATGATTAATTTTTTTATAAGCATAAAAGCAAACTTCTTTTGGTGGTTCTTTATAAGAGGGTTTTTCATTTTCAATTAAATATTGAAAATTTTGAGAACAATTATTACAAATAAGTACACCTTCATCATCCATAGGTATTAATTCACCTTTATGACAACCTTCACATACATCAGTAGGGACTACAAAATTATGAATATCAATGAATGATTCATCAATATTGCTTAGATATTTTTGAAAAATATTATTATTATTTTTTTCTGTAACAGAGTTAGGGTTTTCTTTATTTAATTTAAAAAATGCATCTAACAATTTAGTTTTTTTAGGAGTATTTTCAACATTAGATATATTTTTTTTATTTTCAAAGTATTCAAATATATATTTAGAATTATCTAATAAATAATTTTTTTTGTTTTGTTTAAGCATTTTAATATTATCATTAATTTCTTCAATACGGTCTTTGCAATCCATAATATCTTCAATAGACAATTGATCATTATTTAATTTTTCTCTCAAGGAGGCTCTTTCAAGTTGTAATTTAGGGATAGTATCTTGTTCTTCTTTATTGAAACTAATTATGAATTCACGATGTTTTCCATCAAGAGTAGTAGAATTTTTTTTGCTAACCTTTATTTTTTTTGTATTTTTAGGTTTAAAAGAAAGCATAATTTTATAATATAGATGATGATAATTTATTTAATTAATTATTATTAAAAATAATATATTTTTATTTTATTAAAAATTGTTGGTTTAAAGTCTATTTTAGTTTTCTTATTTTTAATAAATGAACACAGATATAAAAAATATGGAAATCAGTATTGAAATTAATAATAAGATTATAAGTATTGATAGTATGACTTTTCAGAAAATGATGTTTTTATATAATTCAATAAATGATGGTTGGACTATTAAAAAAAGAAACGATTTATATATTTTTAGCAAAAATCATGAAGGAAAGAGAGAAATATTTCAGGACTCTTATTTAATGTCATTTATGAAGAATAATCTGGATATACATAAAATATTGTCTTGATAATTGGTATCAAAAATTTTCATTTATATTAATAATATTTTATTATAAAATATATTATTAAAAATACTTAAAAATAATGAATTAAATTAAAATTCAAAAAATTATTTTCTTTAGCAATATTATAACTATGGGAGGTGGTTTAATGCAGCTCGTTGCTTATGGCGCTTAACCTGGAAATATATCTTGGGCGCCAACAGTGAGCTACCGTTATGGGTCACATATCTCCATAATGGGCAAATAGTGTAAATATGTGGTTAAATATGATATTTATATTTAACATATAACTCGCTAGTGAAAATTGTTGAATAATTAATTGAAATACATAGTAACAATTTTTGCAAGACTTTCAAATTGCGGGAACTTCCTTAGAGCTTCAACTACTTCTTATATTGTGGTGACACATATAATACCTTTGGAGAAAGACCATTGGCATAGTAAAAATGTTGAAGATTGGATGATCCGCAGCGAAGCAACTTATTTCGTATCCACCTTTAAAAAAGGTGGAGCCAAAGTATTTATTTTTATTTTTAAAGTTTTATTTTGGCTCCACCTTTCCTAAAGGTGGAAAAATGCAGAAATAAGTTGAACGTTCAACGAGTAGACGGAAGTCGGGGTTTAATGAAAGTATTAGCAATACTTGAAAACTCCTAAGGTGTATTCTAATCCTATAAGAAATTATAGGGATCATCGCAAGATGTTTACCTTAAAAGCCTGTAGGGTAGAAAAATGTCGGGGAATATCAAAAAAATAAGATATTCATAAAGCCATTTGTGGATGCCTTTTACATCTTTTCACATTTTAATGATGAAAAATTAATACCATTATTATTCAAACCTCCTCCCAAGAACAAATGAGAAATGGTGTAAAAGAGTACCACTGACATTAATCAGGGAAATTAGCTATAGCCTAATTTGAAAAGCCCTGGTGAGAAAATCAAACTGCTTGAAACCCCTAAAGCTTATTCTACTAAGCAATTTTTGTGAAGAAATTGTGGCCAAGACAAAAACCTTGGGTATAGTAAAAATGAATAAGATGATTTGAACGATTAAGTTCAGTTCAAAGAAATGGGCAATGAGCATCCAAGCTTCTTTATTAATAATATTTTTGAACAATATAAAATAGTCTTCATATAATAGTTTAAATGAACAACGAACCAGAACTAAAAATGTGTGAGAAATGCACACAAATCAAACCAATTGATAAATACAGAAAATACTGTGAAAATAAATATTCAAAAACGTGTAAAAAATGTTTGAATGAAATGGATAAAATAAGAAAGAAAAATCTTAGACAAAAAAAAGCGGAGACTTTTTTGGCAAAATGTGAAAAATGTAATGAAGAAAAAGTTTTAAAAGATTTTGCAAAACTGAAAAAGTTTTATAAGAAAAAGATTTGTAATTCTTGTTATCCAGATTTTTTGAGAGATCAGAAAACAGAGTGGTGTAAAAATGAAAGAAATACAAATATGAATTACAGATTGAAAAAATCACTAGCTGCACGTTTAAGAAATGTTCTTTTCAAAACAGATACAACAATGAATTACATAGGTTGTAATATTCAGTATTTGAGAGAATGGTTTGAATTTAATTTCACTTCAGAAATGAATTGGGATAATTATGGTTCTTATTGGTCAATTGATCATATTATACCTGTATGCAAATTTGATTTAACAATAGAAGATGAAAAGTTAAAATGTTGGAACTGGACGAATTTAATGCCAGTAACAGTGAAATTCAATTCATCAAAAAAAGAAATAGATATGAATCAAATTGATTTTATTTTGGAAAAAATACAAAAATTTAAAGAAGAAGGTTCAACGACTAAATGGTTTTCGGAAGAACTTGTATTAAATAAAGAATTAGCAGAAACAAAAGCAAATATAAGTTCTTCATAAGATATAGTCTAATCCTTATTGAAAAATAAGGTAGAGGATATGTACAGGTAACCCTCAGATTACTTTCTGGAAAGTAACATACCGTCGCTATACAAACTTTGCGATTGAATCCATTGAGCAAACTTTCAATGGACAGGCCGATTTCGGTCGCCGCGTGCAGTGCATCATCAGCCGTAATGGTGATCTTGCCTACCGCACATATCTTCAGGTGACAATCCCTGAGATCAACCAGCTTATGGGTAACTCTACCACACTTACTACTGGTACTGGTTCCGTTTATGCTCGTTGGTTGGATTTCCCTGGTGAGCAACTTATTGCCCAGGTTGAGGTTGAGATTGGTGGTCAACGCATTGATCGTCAATATGGTGACTGGATGCACATCTGGAACCAACTTACCATGACTGCTGAGCAACAACGTGGTTACTTCAAGATGATTGGTAATACCACACAACTCACTTTCATCACTGATCCTTCGTTCGCTGATGTTGATGGTCCTTGCGACTCCATTGCTCCTCGCCAGGTTTGTGCTCCTCGTAACGCCCTTCCTGAGACCACCCTTTACGTGCCTTTCCAATTCTGGTTCTGCACAAATCCTGGTCTTGCTCTTCCTCTTATTGCCCTTCAATATCACGAAGTTAAGATCAACCTTGACATCCGCCCTATTGATGAGTGCCTCTGGGCCGTTACATCCCTCAACTGCAATTCTAGCCCTAGCAACCCTGCCACTCAATACAATGTTGCCACACCTGTCACTGCTGTGATTGCCTACAACCAATCTCTTGTTGCTGCTTCGCTCTATGTTGACTATGTTTTCCTTGATACTGATGAGCGCCGCAGATTTGCTCAGAACCCCCACGAGTACCTCATTACTCAGCTCCAATTCACTGGTGATGAGTCCGTTGGTTCTTCCTCCAACAAGATCAAGCTCAACTTCAACCACCCTGTGAAGGAGCTTATCTGGGTTGTTCAACCTGACCAGAATGTGGATTATTGCTCGTCGCTTCTTTGTGATGCTACCCTCTTCAAGGTTCTTGGTGCTCAGCCTTTTAACTACACTGATGCCATTGATGCTCTTCCTAATGCCATCCATGCTTTCGGTGGTCCTGCTGAGACAGCTGGTGCTGGTGCTTTCATTGATGCTCGTGGTCTCTTCCAAGAGGCTGGAGCTCTTGATGTGAATCTTCCTTCTGGATTCACTGGATACTGGCACGGAGCTTCGGATCCTTACAACGAGCCTAACCTTGGAGGTCAACCTGTTCCTCTAAATGTTGGAGAGATGTCTTCAGATGCTGCCACTGCTGCTGCTCTTGCCCAACTTGGTCTTAGCAGCACAGCTCAACTCGGTGGTCCTTCCATCAGTGGATCCACTGTCTCTGATGCTGGTACATTCGTCCTCACTGAGACCTCTTTGGATCTCCACTGTTGGGGTCAGAACCCTGTCGTCGTCGCTAAGCTCCAGCTTAACGGCCAAGACCGCTTCTCTGAGCGTGAAGGTTCCTACTTCTCTTGGGTCCAGCCTTACCAAGCCCACACACGTAACCCTGATGAAGGTATTAACGTGTACAGCTTTGCCTTGAGACCTGAGGAACATCAACCCTCAGGAACTTGCAACTTCTCCAGAATTGATAACGCCACCCTTCAGCTTGTCCTCTCCAACGCTACCGTTGAGGGAACCAAGACTGCCAAGGTCCGCGTTTATGCTACCAACTACAACGTGCTCCGTATTATGTCTGGTATGGGTGGTCTTGCATACTCCAATTAAGCGAGTTGTTACGATGTTTCGTGTCATATTATATTATATATTTTAATAATTAAATTAATGCATTTTAATTATTAAAGCAAAAAACAATATAGAGATTCCATTCTATAATAAGTATAGTATGAGCGTAGATATAGTAAATCTCATTGAATGCAATCCAATTACCAAGTTAAATGGTAATTATCAGTCAAAAATGATTGAAAAGGTGAAAATCCGATTCAATGATTATGAACAACAGATGTTTGTGGCAAGTTTTTTCTGTTATTTAAATTATGATTACAAGAATGATTTTGTAATTGATCTAGATAATGTATGGGAATGGTTAGGGTTTGGTCAAAAAGTAAATGCAAAACGTGTATTAGAAAAAAATTTCACAATAAATAAAGATTATAAATTATTGCTTTGCCAACTGGCAAAGCAAACAACTAACACAAAAGGAGGTCATAATAAAGAAACATTTATGTTAAATATTGATACCTTTAAAAAATTTTGTTTAAAAGCAGAAACAAAAAAGGCAGATGAAATCCACGATTATTTTATCAAATTAGAAGGAATATTACAAGAAATTTTACTTGAAGAAACAACAGAATTAAAACAACAGTTAGAAAAACAAAAAAATGAAATGAACTTGTTAGAAGACAAAACAAAACAAGAATATGAAAATAAATTAGCTAAACAAAAAATATTAGAAAGAGAGAAAATATTATTAAAGGAATATGCAACTGCTGGTGCTATTTTTTATATAATAAAAATTAAATCTTTTGAAAATGGTCAATACATTGTTAAAATTGGCGAAAGTCGCATTGGTATTACAAATCGTTATAAAGAGCATAAAAACAAATATCCAGAATGTTTACTTCTAGATTGCTTTGCCGTTAACAAAAGCAAAGATTTTGAATCCTTCATAAAAGAACACAATTCAATAAAAGATAGTAGGGTGAATGATCTATCTGGTCACGAATCAGAGCTTGAGTTATTTCTAATTGGGAAGAAACTTTCTTATCAGACATTAATAGGAATTATAAATGTTAATATAAAGTATTTCAACCATAACGATACACATAAACTAGAATTAGAAAACGAACAACTAAAATTAAAACTTGAAATACAAAATGCAAATGAAGAAAACATAATAGGACAAGAATTATTGTCATTAGTAAAACAATTATATCTGAAAATAGATAAACTTGAAAAATCTAATAAGGAAGTCCTGGAAAAGTTGAATGCATCACAAAGTAAGTTAATAACTGGTTTTCAACAACCACTCCCAACCTTAGGACCACGATTACAAAAAATTAATCCTGATACATTGCAGTTAGTAAAAGTGTATGAATGTGTTACAGAAGCAATGAATGAAAATCAGAAAATAAAAAGGCCCAGCATAAATAAAGCCATTGTAGAAAATACAGTTTATAATGGCTTCAGATGGCTACTTGTTGATAGAGAGTTAGATCCAAATATTATTCATTATATTGAATCAACCAAACAAACTAAGATTCAAAATTTAGGATATATTGCAAAATTAAATAAAGAAAAAACAGAAATTCTCAATGTTTATTTAGATAGGAAAACCGCAGCACAATCAAATGGTTATGAGTCTAATTCAGCACTGGATAATCCAGTTAAAAATTGCACATTAACAAAAGATCATTATTATATTTTATATAATGACTGTGATAATTCTCAGAGAGAAGAGTTTGAAGAGAAATATGGAGAACCGCTTTTGTATAAAGATGGAATTGGACAATATAACACATCAAATGAACTTATAAAAGAATTCACAAGTAAATATGATTGCATTAGGCATCTAAAAATGAGCGATAAAACACTTACAAAAGCGCTTGATAAAAATATACAATACAATAATCATTATTTCAAAAGTATTGGTTCAAAATTGCAAATAATTTAAAGTATAAAGAATAATCTACTATATTAATAATGAATAAAACAGATTATATTGAGGCCAAAAAAAAACGTAGAGAAATCAAAAGATCAACCAAAAGAACAGCAACTCCAGAAGAAGTTATTTTTATTTTTGAGAAAATTTTAGAAGGATGGAAAACAATAAAAATATTTAATAATATTATTCAAAATAATCCTAATTCGTTTCTTGATAAAAAGAAAGTGGAGAAGATTGCAACAGGTAACTGTAAAATATTTGAAAACGAATTGTCAAAAGAAAAATATGCTTATTATGTAAATCTAAGAGAGAAAGTATATGACTATCACAACACAATTCCTAGTGAAAAAACTCCCAATTTATAATATATTTTGGCTACGCCTTTTCCAAAGGTGTATAATATTTCAAATATAATATAATTTAAATACAAAATTATATTATACCTCATATGGCAACCTCAAATACTTTTCTCATTTTTGGTGCAAATGGCTGGATAGGCAATCAAGTATGCAATTATCTCTCTTCACAAGGAATTCAATTTATAAAAGCAGTAGCAAGAGCTAATGATACTGAATCCATTATAGAACAGCATTTCAGTTTCAATCCACAGATCACACATATTATGAGCTTTATTGGTCGTACACACGGTACTTATGAAGGACAAAAAATCACCACCATAGATTACTTGGAGAAGCCCGGAAAACTGGTGGACAATGTCAATGACAATTTATATTCTCCTTTGAACCTGGCACTCTTATGCAAAGAACGCGGACTTCATTTCACTTATTTGGGGACAGGATGTATTTTTGAATATGATGAAGAGCATCCATTTGGGCAAGAAGTCAACGGATTCACAGAGCAAAGTAGACCTAACTTTTTTGGTTCAGGTTATTCAGTTGTGAAGGGATTTACAGACCAGTTGATGAATAACCCTATATTTAAAGAGACAGTTCTCAATTTGCGTATTAGAATGCCAATTACAGATGAGGTTAATGAGAGAAACTTCATTACCAAAATCACAACTTATCAAAAAGTATGTTCCATACCAAATTCAATGACAGTACTGAATGATATGATACCTGTTATGGTCAGACTTGCACAGAAAAATATTTGTGGACCAGTGAATCTAACAAATCCAGGTCTCATCTCTCATAATGAGATGTTAGAGATGTATAAGGAACTAGTAGACCCCAACTTTACTTGGACAAATTTTAGTGTAGAAGAACAAAACCAAATTTTGGCATCAAAGAGGTCAAACAATTTCTTGGATACAAAGGTTCTAGAAACTCTTGAACCAAATGTGAAACCAATTAAGGAATCAGTGAGAGATATTCTTATACAAATGAAAAATAAAATTTGATTTAGTTAAAATAAAAATTTTATTTTATAATTATTATTTTAATATGCCTTATTTCAAAAATGATAATTGTAATATATTATTTATACATATACCTAAAACTGGAGGAACTTCTTTAGAAAAATATTTTTCTAAAAAGTTTGACATTGATTTAGATACAAAATCTTTATACTGCATTGATATGAGAAAGATAGATAAAAATATTAAAATAAATTCGTCATTGCAACATATGACATATAAACAAATAATTGAACATAAAGAAATATTGAATATAGATTTTGATAATATAGAAATAATATCAATTGTTAGAAATCCATATAAAAGAATTATTAGTGATTTATTTTATTTTAAATTAATTAAAATTAATAGTTCAAAAGAAGAAGTATATGAAGTAATTCAAAAATACATAATATCAACAAAATATGATAATCATAATTTACCTCAATATATTTTTGTAACAGATGATAATAAAGAACTTATAGAAAATATAAACATATTAAAAACTGAAAATTTGACAAATAATATGAAAGAAATAGGTTATGAAGATTTTGATAGAAATGATAATAAAAATCCACTTGAAGTAGAATATCTAAGTTATTTGAATAATGAATCATTTGAATTTATAAATAATTTTTATGATTATGATTTTGAATTATTCAATTATGATAAAATAATTGAAGTGCAATAATTAAGTTATTTATATTATTTTACACTGTTCTAGTATTCCATCTTCACTTCATTCCACGTTATACAATATAAATAAGTTTTTATTTATATTGTTGAAATAGTTCTTGTTAGCATCTCATAAATCACTGAAGGTCCAACTAATGAAAAATATTATATTTCTAGATCTTTTTTGAGTTCTTCATTGTCAATATAAGGAAACATATATTCCAATGATTTATTATTTCCAATAGATTGAACTCTTGGTATAATTAATTGGTTTTCAATCATTTTAATATGACATAAACATGGTCCTTTATAATTTATTACTTCTTTTATTATATTCACTTCATTATTTGTGTTGATTTCAAATGTTTTTAAACCATAACCTTCTGCTATTTTATTGAAATCAGGTGAACTTACACCACTTGTTATGTCTGATGCTATATAATTTCCTTTAAATAAATTTTGTTGCATTAATTTAATAGCCAAATATCCATTGTTATTAAAAATAAATATTTTAACTGGTATATTGTAGTGAATTACTGTTTGTAATTCTTGAATATTCATTTGAAATCCACCATCTCCAGCAATTAAAATTATTACTTTTTTATTATCAGCAATATATGCTCCAATTGCACCAGGAAGACCATAACCCATTGAACATTGACCAGATGCAGTAAATAATCTTGTATTTTCTTTATTTAAAATAAGTGATTGAAATATACTAAATGAAGAAGACCCTGTATCTGTTACAATTGTTGTATTTGGGTTTAATGAAAGTGAAAGATATTTTGCAAAATAATAAGAATTGACATCACTATCTAGATCAATATCTATATCATAAGATGGATATTTATCTTTCCAATAATTTAACTTATTTATCCAAATAGTAGGAACAGTTGATATTTTATTCGCTACTAACTTATTGAAATTATTCAAAAAAACCGATAAATCTTCATTTATTTTTAGATCTATATTAATTATTTTTTTTTCCATTTCATTATTATCAATATCTACCATTATTTTATAAGATTCTTTTGAAAAATTGCTATAATCATACCCAATTTGTGTAATTGTTAATCTACAACCAAGTATAATTAACAAATCGCATTTTTGTATTGCAAAATTAGCAAATCGTTCACCTAATATACCAATATCTCCGAAATATAATTTGTTTGAATTATTTATAATATCTTTTCCTAACCATGATGCTACTACAGGTATTTTTGTTTTTTCTAATATTTCATTAAATACATTTTCTGTATTTGATAATAAAATACCATTTCCAATTACAAATAAAGGTTTTTTTGATTGATTTATTTTATTTATAATAAAATTATAATCTATGTTTTTTGTACATTCATTCATTTCATTTATATTAACTATTATACTATCATCATCATTATCATAATGTAATTCTTCATTTTGGATATCAACCGGTACTTCTACCCATACTGGTCCCATTCTACCAGACATACATTTTTTATATGCAATTTTTAAATTTTCTGTAACATCTTCTTTTTTCTTAATACTAACTGCAAAATTAGTAAATGTTTTAACAATTGGTATTATATTTAATTCTTGAACACCTAGTTGTCTTAAATCTAACTCTTGACTATCTAAACTTTGACTAACTGGTACATTTCCAGATATAATAAATATTGGAATACTATCTTGAAACGCACCAATAACACCTGTCAATGTATTAGACGCACCAGGTCCATTTGTTATTAATAAACAACATGGTTTTTTTTGTATTCTATAATATGCATCTGCCGCCATAGCAGCAGATTGTTCAGTACATAAACAATAATACTTTATATTATATTTTGGAATAGAATTTAAAATAGGTCCAATAAATCCGCCAGCTAAAGTAAAAATTACTTCTATATTATTTTTTATTAAAAAATTAAGCAAATAATCACTAACTTTTATCATATAATTAATAATATTATTAATATTATTAATATTTTTAATATTTATTTAATATTATTGTTTTTATAATATTAAAGTATTTATTATTTAATTTATTTATTATTTATAAATTCTTTAATCTTATCACATACATAATCAACATCTTCTATTGACATTCCATGATGTGCACCTAATAAAAACCCTTCTGCCATAATACGATCAGAATTTGGAAAATCTTCTAAATATTCGCGATAAACTGGATGTCTTGTTACATTTCCTGCAAAACATACTCTTGTTTGAATATTATTCTCTTCTAAAAATGTTAATAATTCAAGACGATTTGATGT